TTATGACCGATGGCAGATTTTTTCATTTAATATTAGCGGTTTTTTTATGTTTGGGGTGTTGGCTATTACTTTTTTAAGCCTTACCGTATGAAAGTGGAGGTCTGTTGTTAAATAACATCGAATCTTTTTTAAAAGATACTCGAGGTATTTTAAATAGTAGTTGGATTTTTTCATTATCACTCCTTATTGCACAGGAGTATTTTGCAGGAGATATATTGATTTATTGTGCGTGGAGTATGGAGGGAATGTGGAGGCCTATTTTTCGCCGACTTACTCCCGGTATTAACTCCAGCGTTAACCCACCTTTGGGTAAGATTTACTCTCTGGCGCGTCAGTGGGTGTCGCCAGTCATGAACGTCTTTAGTTCATGAAGCGGTGGACTTATGCAGAGCATAGGGTGAACATGAAGCCGTGATGAAAGCGGTATTCGTAGCAGGTTGGGTATAGCTTGTGAAAAGTACGTGCTTCTCCTGCGTAAAACTGAAAGCGGCATCGGAGCGGTACTTTTTTATGATCTGCCCGTAAAAAGCATGAAAGATTATGCACATACCGCAATGTACGCGCAAAATTTGTGTGGTTATTAAACAGAATGACACGTTTTAAAACAGTGACTGTAGAGTAAAATGGGTCGGTTGTTGAGCCAAAAGAGGTAAAACTGGGGAAATGTCAGTACTGTGTCGGCATCAACTTTCTCACCGATTTTCTCATTTTTTCTCAACGGGACGTGAGTCACTGAAAGGCAGGCAGGTAACTGTTTGAATAGTGGCGGAGAGAGGGGGATTTGAACCCCCGGTAGAGTTGCCCCTACTCCGGTTTTCGAGACCGATTCCATTTCTAAATTTATCATACATTTAAGCTTAAAATTGAGAAAAAACGATTAATTTTATTATCTCTTAATCAGGAAGTTATGATGTACCAATCATCTTTTTTCTCACTCATTTTTGTTTAAATAATTAACGTCATGAGGTAGTTTGGATGCCCGATATAACCTCCATTGCAGCAGCAATAAATTCAGTAAAATTGGCATTAGGTATAGCCAAAGAACTTAAGCAAGCTTCTGATGCATTTAATGAAGCAGAAAATAAATTCAGAATCAGCGAGCTATACTCGAGCCTTAGCGAAGCTCGAATTAGCTTGGCGGATGCCCAAGAAGAAATACATAAGCTACAAAAACAAGTTCAAGAATTACAACATAAAATTGATAGTTCGGATGATGTTGTTTTTAAAGATGGTGTTTACTATAGAAAAGAGCCAATCGACGGAAAACCTAACGGACCTTTTTGCCCGGCTTGTTATGACGGGTCGCAAAGACGATTATCAACAATGAGTCCAATGCCTCGTCAGTTTAGCTTTGCAGGAAAGTGGCAATGTAATTCTTGTAAAGCAAGAGTTTAATAAAGACCACCGTCATGGGGTGTCAGGGGTCGGAGGTTCAAATCCTCTCGTGCCGACCAAAATTCCCTAAGAAAACCAACCCACTGCGGTTGGTTTTTTTATGCCTGCGATTTGGTGATGGTAAAAAGATGGCAAAATGATGGTAAAACCCCTGTCCTGGTTACACCATAAATCACATCACTGGTGCTTCATCGTCCAACGCCCGGTTGACCAGCCACGTCACTACCCCAATCACCTCTACATCGTCCAGAGCCTCCCCTTCGATCGCTTCACCATCTTCCGTAATCAATGCTTTACCCGCAGGCCTGGCGAAATAGTTATGACCCAACCAACTTACCAGCACGTAATCGCCCGTTTTGGGTTTCGACCCTCTTTCAACAACAGCAAACCCGGATGTTGTTTCAATGATGAGGCTGTTGGAAGTTATGCCGCAAATTGATTCGGGGGTAAGCCGGTTTTCGATGTAGTCCATTGCAGGTGACGGAAAGCCCATTTTCAGAACCCTCCATTATTCGGGTTGTAGAGCATGAATGTCCGCTCGTCGCCATCCTTTGTGGAAATGTCTTTAAACGTGTCGATGTGATGCTCAATCCACACGTTGGCCTCATGCAATGACCAGTCGTGTTTGCGTTTTGCCAGTTCAGCCACGAAATCAACCGTGGTGAGGGTGCGTTTCCCTTTCGGGCTGATGTGTAGTGCTGCGTAAAATGCTGGCTGGATATCTGATAAGCGCGGCATAAACCCTCTTTTTTATAAATACTGTTTTTTTATACAGTAGATTTAATTAACGCGAGAGGCAATATCAGCGCTGGCTATTAATTTCCAGCGCCGACATAAGGGGCTGAATTATCTGGCAATAAGGCCATCAACAATTTTCTTCAGTTCCTCGAGGTTTGATTTGAGGGCTGCAATTTCCTGTTGCTGCGCTGCGTTATCATCCACAAGAGACAAAATAGTGGCCTGTTGCGATTCGTTTTCGTCCATCAGGGAAAGAATGGTGGCGTGGTGCACCGCCACGGTAACGCCTGAGTCGCCTGCCTGCACAGACAGCGCATCTTTCACGACAGTGCCGTCCCGCAGTTCAATATCACCCGCCGTTACTGCGGCCTCCGGGTAATCCTCGTAAAGTCCCTCCGCCAGTACGCCGATACCAAACCGGCCATCGCCGCTTTTAGTCTTAAGTCGCCAGGTGCCCGCCTTAATCTTGCGCATGGTTTCGCGTGGATTCTGTATCTCCTCAAATTTCTCTTTGATCTTGATAGAGGAACCGCCGTTGATCCAGTTGCCCGGTGCCGTGGCGTTACCGTTAGCCGCATTGAAGCGCCACAGATACGGGGTTGACCCGGATTCCCACGTCCAGGAAAGCACGTACTCCGGTGTGCTGACATTTGTCAGGACTGACCATGTAAATACACCGCCATAGTTTCCGGCCCAGTACACTTTACAGCTCATGTGAGGGTACAGGTACCCCGCGCCGGCAACAGCCATCTGTTCAAATGACAATCCGCGGTCACGGTTGGATGCATATAAGGAATCAAAGCTTGCCGCCGTAAGGGCTGTACGGTTGATGGGCAGGGTGGTTGCCAGCCTGCTCTGCAGGTTAATATCGCCTGTCGCCGCCGTTATGATACCGTTAGCAGGCAGGATGAACCGACCATCTGACCCGAAAAAATAATCTTTGGTGTTGGCGCCAAATGTGGCGCGGATACGTGGACCGGCCCATAGTGATCCGGAAGTCTGCTGCGCGGTAAACTCACCGCTCGTCTGGAGTGCGCCGCCTACATAAACCTCGCTTGAAAAGCCGCCGCCCGTAACGACCTGGCCCACTGCAGGCATCGCCGCGTAATAGTTTTTCAGCGTAAGGTAACTGTCAGTGTCGAGTACTTCACGGCGAACACTGAACACACGCGAGCCTTTGGCACCAGTGACGCGGACATGGTAAACCTTGTAAGCGCTGTCCACTGCGGCATCCGGGATAAGCGTTATCTCGGTAGCACCAGCGCCGGTTGTGATGCCGTTTATATAGACGTAGACCAGTGTGCCGGCCGGATATGACACCGCCGCGGGGGCATTAGTCCATTTTGACGTACTGACGAGACAGGTCGCCGCCGTGAGGAAATCTGCCTGCTGCCAGTCGAAACCCGGGACAGCACTCATTGCTGAAAGACCGATACCCAGCGCACTTATTTCGGTACTGGTATAGATCTGACGAACCATGAAGGTCCGGGACCCTTTCTGACCGTTAATCAGGATGCTGAACATGTCTGCAGCAGCATTGCCCCGGTATACCATCACCCTCACAGCAACTGTTGTGCCGTATGCCAGCTCTGTAGTGATATAGCAGCGTGATGTTTCGCCCGTGGCAGAGCCGGTTAACTGTGGTCCGTTCATCCACTGCTGGTACTGAGTGTTAATGACCTGGCCCACAATAAAATCAACCTGCTGCCAGTCAAACGACGAGTCTGATGTCCAGGGCAACGCGGTAAGGCCAAGGCCCAGGTCGTTCAGCAGATTACGACCCACCGGCATCCAGTCGCCCCACGGACCATCGGCCCCGTTCCATGAGCCAGTCAGTGAACGCACGTACACGCTGCCGTTGCGTACCGTGTATCGCTGGGTGCCACCGAACTGACCACCCGGAAATACCTCAAGCAGACCGGCGGCTGACGCCTCCGGAAAACCATTTTCTGGACGGGCTCCGGCAGAGGTCCCCATTCCCCATATTCCCGAAAAACTCTCCGTCGGCCCGTAGGTATTCAGGTTCGGCGCAGCCGGGAGGTTGCCACGCCACTGCAGCGATGAGCCGACGAGTTCCGACATCTTTTTCCAGCCCGGCCCGCTTACAGCGGGCATGTCGGGTGTCAGCCGTACGGAGATATCTTCCGGTGCAGTATAGAAATCGGTCCAGACCGCTTTTTCAGCAAGCAGACCGCGCAGCGCTTCTGTGGACTGCGCCACCAGCTCCGCTGTTACCTGGTTCTGCACTTTACGCGGTACCGCATACCATGCCGCATCCGTGGTTGACGGGCCGGTATACGGACTGACAAGCGTGACGGCCGTGTTGCCGGTGACGGTATCAACCGGCAGCGTATACAGTAACCCGCCAATGGTGGTGACAATAAAGTCCCCTGCTTTTACATCAGTGGTGAAGGCAGTGCCGGTGCCGGTCACTGCCTTTGAGTTATTCGTGAGCTGGAGCGTTCCTGCGGACATAATGTCTCCTGATTACAGGCATAAAAAAACCCGCCGGAGCGGGTTTGGGATATTGTGTTCAGTAACGGGCTAGTCGTAAGCGGCAGTGTTAATTGCAGCCAGTGTTATACCGGTATTACTTCCCCCGGCCGGGCTGCCCTGACCGGCCTGATTGCCTACTGCGTTTATCCGGGTGTTCACACCATCGAACCGACATCCTGTGTATGCCATCACGCTGATCATGACTGGCTGTCCCTGAACCATTACCTGCCATAAGGACATTCCCAGCGTTGCAGGAGCAACCGCCCAGGAACCGGCCAGCGTCTGGTCAATATTTATTCCCCCGCCAGCTCCCGGTGTACCTACCGTCACCAGATCAGACAACACCCGGCTTTCATTGGTCAGTACCAGCTTCCCGGCAGCATCCCAGATGGCAAAGCCCCATGCAGGCAGCGTCTGAGGAAATATTGCAAAAATATATGCCGTGAGAGTGTGAGGGGTTTTTGGAGCCCCGGCAGGTGTACCGGAAGATACTCGTATCACGCCGCCGGCCCGTCCAGCGTTAGTAAATGTTGGTGCATTTGTATTTGATATACGACAAAAGGCCATTGCCGGGTAGCCGGGGTCTATCGGGATTTCAGCATACGCCACGCCATTGCCGTCAGAATTAACCACGACCTTGCGGTATAAACAAAACGGCGTCGACTGCGGTGTAACGAAAGGATTACCATTTTCCAGCAGTATCATCGCGCCATAATCAGCCACTTATGCCCTCTCCATAAATACGACCAGCTCGCATGCGGAGGCAGGATAATTGCCCACCCCGACCTCGCTTGCGGGCAGAATGGTTATGGTGTTTCCGGAAGCCATAATCCGGCGGCCAACCGTAGTTCCGCCGTTATCCAGAGATACCACAAAACCCACCCTGAATCCGGCAGGAACCGGAAAGGACCATGCCCCGCTGTTCTGTCCAAAGGCCAGTGGTATAACACCGATAACTGACACCGGCTTGATTCCATAATTGTTGGGAGTACCGTTAGCGTCCCAGGTCTGAATCCCCCAGGCCATCAGAATACCCCCGTCAGCCAGCCAATCTGAACGCGCAACCTGTTTTGATCACGAATACTGATCGTTGTGTTTGTCTGCTTCATTGCCCCTTCACCATTGCTACCATAGTTTTCCAGTGTGCCGCCTTTATCCAGCCTCCAGCCCGCAGCACCAGGCTGATAGTTATTCGACTGAATAAAATTACCAATTTTGGCATTTGTAATTGTCCCGTCCTGAATGAAACCGGAGCTGAGAAACACCTGGCCGTTTACGATGGCGAACGGGGCATACTGCAGCCCCCCTTGCCCGGAGAGCATGACAAACTGATCGGCATTAATCGCCACGCGAGTTTTCACCCCGGAGCCGTCGGCTAAAACCGCCACTGACAGCCCGGCGTCGTAATAATTGCCGTTGTATTTCACTCCCGTTTTCAGGGTGTAAATTGCATTGGCGGTGGCTGCGTCCGCATAGGCAGTCATTTTTTCATTGATGGCGGCCTGCTGATCGCTGAACTTCGCGGTGACCTGCGTCTGATACTGTGCGAACGCCTGTTCCGCAGTAGACTGCGCTTCCTGGATGGTGGTGATACTGCTGTGAACACCCTTAAAATCTGCCGCTACAGAGAGCCGGTATTCCGCAAATGCTTCATCAGCCGTCGCCTGAGCCTTTTTTACCTCCAGAATTTCCGCTGCGCTTTCGCCAAACTGCACGGCAACCAGCTCAGAAAATTCAGCGAAAGCTTTCTCCGCATCGGCCTGAGTGATTTGCACACGTGATATTTCAGCACGCGCTGCACCGGTCTGCTGAAACTGAATTTGCGCCCCTTCCACCTGCGCAAGGGTTGTCTGCATCAGGCCCGCCAGACTGAAGTCAATCTGCTCTGTCAGGCGCTTCCCGTCCTCAGATGTCAGCAGGTCTCTGGCTATATCCTCCAGGTAGTCAGCCGCCTCGTCGTTAGCCATCCCCCGGATCCAGTCTGTCCAGCCCGACTCGTTGCCGGTTTTGTCAACCAGCTGCGCGCGGTACCAGAAAATCTGGCCCGCCCGTAAACCGAGCTGCGTGTAATCCATTTGAGGGTACGGCACATCGGACAGCAACAGCGGATCGGCATGGTCGTCACGCGGGGTGTACTGAATCTCTGTTTTCAGCGTGTCTTCGGTGTTAGCGGGAAACGCCCAGGTGAGGCGAATACCCCAGTTAATGCCGGTGGCCGCGAAATTAATCGGTTTCGGCGGGTTACCGACTTTACCCGTCAGCGCTTTCTCCTGAGAGTAACCCCAGCCGCTGGATATCTCCGCCGCATTGACAGCGCGTACGCGCACCAGGTAGCGCCCTGCATAGATGCCCGGCACTTCAAACGACGTGGTCGAACTGCGCGGCACGTTCACCCAGTTCCCGTCGTTGCGGCGCCACTGCGCTTCATACGCAATCGCGTTCGGTGCGGGGTTCCAGCTGGTGCGCATTGTCTCAATGCTGATGCCCTGATTCACCACGGAGTAGGAGCCAATGGTGATGTTTTCCGGGGCAAACTGGCTGCCCGGCGGGATCACGCTTACCGGACGCTGGTCAATGATGGCGCCGGTATCAATGCGGGCATATTTGTCCGGATCGTGAAACGCACCGGAAATGGTAAACGTGCCGTCGTTGTTATCGCTGACACTCACCACCCGGTACTGCTGGGCATACAGTTCGTCAGATTCCACAACCCACACGCTTTCCGCCTGCGGCGTTTCGCCGTAAGCGATGCTTACCGTCACGACCTGACCATTTACTGCCTGGATTGTCCGTGCCTGTGATGCGCCGGACGGCAGGTTGAGAATAAGCCGATCGCCGGGTTTTGCAGCCGGCACACGGTCGAGAGTAATCACGCGACCGTTTACCGAACTGATACGACCGCCGGTGACTTTGCCGGACAGCATTTCGTCTGCGACAGCGATGATATAGCCGGGCTGCGGGATGTTACCGTCCAGGCCCACCGAAAAGGTGACGATGCGGTCCTTGTTGTTGGTCAGGATCCCCCAGCGCCCCTTGCGGTTTGCTTCACTCTGCCGGGTGCAGCCGATCGCGGTCATCTCAAGCTGGTTGAAACCGTAGCGTGCGACCAGTGGCTGTTCAAATACCGGCTCCATGGCGTCGGCGTAGCCGTTAGCCGGGTCGGAATACGAGACCAGCGCTGTGGTGTAACGGATTTTAGTCGTGCTGCTCGAGTAAACGAATTCACCGTTTACGACGCTGGCGCGGGTGTAGCTGTAATCAATATCGCGCGGCATGTCCGCCAGCGCCACTATCTGGTTACCGCCCCAGTAGGTCATGCCCCGAAAGATAGCCGCAAAGTCCCGCAGCACGGTATATGCCTCGTTACGGTCCTGCACATAGACGTTACAGGTATAACGTGGCTCCAGGCCATTTCCGCCCTTACCGTCAGGCACCAGCTGATCGCAGTACTGCGCTACTTCATACAGTGTCCATTTATCAATATTGGCCGCCGTCAGCCGGTGACCCAGGCCAAAGCGGTCGGCGACCACGATGTCGTAAAAAATCCACGCCGGGTTATCTGTCCACGCCCATTTAAACCCGCCCGTCCAGGTGCCGACATAAGAACGCGTCACCGGATCGTAAGTATCTGGCACACGGATCACGCGCATTGCCGGCTCGCAGGAAATCTGCGGTATGCTGCCGTTGAACTGGCTGGAGTCAAATTCGATGTACAGCAGCGCGGTGTTCGGGTAACGCAGCTTGGCGTCGATCACTTCCGTGTAACTCTGCAGCGTCATGGTGTCGCCAGTTTTTGCGCTGTTGGCATCCGGCGTCAGTTTGCGAAGCCGCAATGTCCAGGTGCTGCCCCCACGCGGCAGGTCAATACGGTGACTGCGCTCGTAACCCGTGGTGGTTTTTCCGGTTACAGCCGTACTGATAACAGTCTGCCACACCCCACCATTCGTCTGCAGGTCAACTGCATAGGCAACCGAATTGCCCACCAGATCCCCGTTATCCAGCTGCTGGTAAAGTGACGGCCATTTGATGCGCAGGCGAACGGCAGACAACTGCGTGTTGGTAAACGTGCGCGTCCAGGCTGTGGTACCTGAAACTTCCGTGCCGACACTGATTTCGTTTTCAGAACCCGGCATCCCCTGAATATAGGGCTGCGCCTGGGTACCGGGACGGAAATCCCAGGCGACGCCGGAAAAATTACGGGAGCCGTCCGGGTTTTCAATCGGGGTACCATCCAGAAAAATATTGCGCCCTGTCAGCCCACCGGCAAACTCCCCCTCGCCCAGGGCGAGCAGGATTTTCGCTTTTGCCACCGACTGGAGATCATCCGGTTGTTCTGTGGGCGTGCGCTGTTTTGAGCCGCCGCCTTTGCGCCCTTTAATGAGTTTTGCCATGTTGCGCCCATAAAAAAACCGCCAGGCGGCGGTGACTGTGAGGAAATAATCAGGAGGGTTATTGCTGATCTTCGACGTAAATTCCGGCGGAAATAATCGCGCCACCAATACGGCGTTTTCCGTATCCAACCGGAACGGGATACCCCTGCGCGGCTGTATTTGTCACACCGCCGAACGCATATGATGCGCGATTATCGGCGTCCTGTTTGCTGGCGAGCCCGGCGGGTTGTGGGGAGAGCATCTGAATGACACCACCGGCGGCAGTTGCTACGCCTACTCCCATCATGCTCAAACCTACCTGAGACACCAATGCGCCGCCATATGCATAAGCAATTGCGCCGACGACAACCAGAACGGCACCAATGATAGTCTGTAATACCCCTGCTTTTTTGCTTCCCATAATAACAGGGACAATGCGAATTACTTCTTCCGTAACTGGGAAGCCAAGATCGTTTTGACTTATATTCTTTTTCCCACGAAATACAGCATATGTTAATCCACGCCGCTGGCTTGATATCATAAATTGCTTGAACCCTTTAATTGTAGCGGCCAGGGCACGTGGGGCTTCATGGATAGTGCTTATAATTCGAAAGTGTGTCTTTCCAAAATATTTACCGAGTATGCCGCCTAGCTCTATTTTCGTCATTACTTCTTTCATTGCTCCTCCAGAAATAAAAAAGCCACCCTATAAGGTGGCTATCTTAATTTATTGGCGATTAATTCAATGTCATTGGAAGAATATCAACATTACCACTTTGATCTATGAAAATTCTCAATACTCGAGACTGGTTCTCTTTTACTATGAATTCACGCTCTTTTTTAGGATCACCACTACATAAGCCCCGCCCAACAAATCCAGCGCCAACAATAATCTCTCCTGCAGGCACATAAGCAGTAACTTTTTCACCTGTCTCAAGCTCAGCTAACGGCTTTCCATTTATATAGGCGGTTATCGCACAAGCACTGGCTACATACCCTTTATCTCGGATTATCGTTACACCCGTGGTTCTGGGTTTTTGTTGAAATTCGTATGATGCTTGAACCTCTTTAGCATTTTGAGGCATTACAGGTTCAGTGGAACATCCGAACAGACCAATTGTTAAAAGAGTGATAATAATTTTTTTCATGACCCAGTGGTCCCTCTGTTAATTTTTACAAAGATTAGCACAGAGACTTATGGCGTAAAATCTTCATTGTACGTTCTATCCAGTAACCACCGTACGGCACCCGCTGGCTGAGATGCCCGTACAGATGATGAAGCAGCATGTTCCCTTCCAGCAATATTCCGGCGTGATTCCACTTATTCGACTGAACCTGCATGATCACCACGTCGCCCGGCTGCGGCGCACCGGTGAATTCCCGGAACCCGCATTCGTACCAGTTATCCTGGTAAAAGTTATCCGGGTACTGATCCTCCCACCAGGGATAATCCACCCGGTAATCCGCAAGCTCGATACCGTACGTCTGGCGGTAGTAACTCATCACCAGACCCCAGCAGTCGTAAACGCCCAGCACAAACGGACGTTCCAGTAGCGGTATTTCACCCCGCGGCATGATGGTCCGTAAATCACCTTCCGGCCAGCTTACAATATGCCAGGGCAGCGCCGTCACATCACACTGCGCCTTATCCAGTTCGCTCGGCTGTGTGGTGGCGTCGGGATGACTGTGCACGATGGCGGTTACCGTGCCCCAGTCTTCCGCCGCGGCGTAATCCTCCGGAGAGAGGTGAAAATGTTCTGTGGGTTCAGTAGCGAGGTTACGGCACGGGAAGTACTTCTCCACCCTGCTTTTCTGCGCCACCACCCCGCAGCACTCGCGGGGATATTCCGCTTCGGCGTGAGCTATGATGGCCGCGATGGTCTTTTTTCGCATGTCAGCTCCGAATGAGGGATGTACCCGGAAAACCGCCAAACGGCAGCTCGTTACCTTCACCGAAACGCAGTTTGCAGGCGGTCAGTGTACCGTTGCATTCATCGCGGGACGGGTCATCCACGGGATTATTATTTTTGTCGAAATAGCGTGTCCCGGCGTAATCACAGCCATCACCGGTACGGTATTTGTTACGGATACACCAGGTACAGAGGGAGTGAAGCTGGCGTGTCGGGATCATCAGCCCCTGCAAATCCATCGGGCTGGATAAGGCGAACTGCACCACCTCACTGGTTTCAGAGGTTTTCGCGTCGATATACCAGACCTGCAGCTTTTCCTGCGTGGCGTCTGCCGTCGGGTTTCCGCCCGGAAAGTTCAGCGCATCAAGGTATTGCGCCAGGGTGTCGTGAATCGTAACTTTGGCCTGCAACAGGTCGTCATATGCCAGACAAAGTGCGGTGATCGATCCATCCAGGTTAGCGACCGATAATTTCGGCTGTACGCTGCTGCCGCTGGTTGAGGCTTCGATCCCTTCAATCTGGCACGGCCAGGCTTTATATTCCTGCCCCTGCCACCAGATACTTTTGGCCGGTAGTTTTGATTCATCACCACCAGCGGCCACGATCTCCGCTTCTGTATGCGGAACGTTGTGGCAATGAAAGCGCAGCACCTCTCCGGTGCCGAACGCCGTGCCGTCGACAGAAAAAAGCCGGACTGCATTGCCCGGCTCAAGTTTCTGGTAATCGCTGTTTAAGCTCATGGTTTATAAGCCTGCTCAAAGGTTGCGGACAGGTTGTACTGCCCTGCGCCGAGGGCGGTGGGTGTATAGGTATCACAGCGGTAGAGCCCGAGCGGCTCAAGCGGCGGACGCCACTGAAAAGCCTTAACCCCCTGGTGGCGATCGAGAAACGCTTTAATCGCCGCGATGTATGCTTCTGAACCGGTAAACTGAAGAGTCCACTTTTGAGATCTGGGATTAATCCCGTCACCGGACACCTGCTGGTAACCATCACCAAACTGCGCGGTTCGGCGGCGAAAATTCACCTCCTGCTCAGCATTGATGCGCGGGCACCAGCTGAATGTTTCTATAGCCATCAGCGGCCTCCTTTTGCCATATTCCAGACTGCGCCACCTGGAGAAATGTCCCGGCTGATCAGCTCTCGATAGCGCCGATCGACATAACTGCCCACTTCGCGTCCGAACTGCTCATATCCTCCACTCGCCTGGGTCTGCGTGTTCCCGTTACTATCGATGGTGATGTAAACCTGTGGCGCCGCGCCGGTACCAGCTATGTTATTCACTCCTGAACCGACAGCTCGAACTCCCAGGGAGCCATCTGCAGCCCGGGTAAGCGGCATGATCGCTTCCGGCCCGGCCTCACCAAACACGCCCGCACCTTTGGCGAACGCAAACAGCTGCGGCGAGTTATATACGCCGTTGCTGTAAGCGCTGAGAGAAGGAGAGTCGTAAACGCCGCCTTTGGCATTGAAATGGAAAGTTGAGCCATAATTTTGCAGCGCCGTACCAGAACTGTCTGACGCAGCACCCGCACTACCACCGCCAAAATACCCTGCCACGCCACTGGCGATCGTGCCCAGCCAGTTCGTGGAAGATGAACCGCCACCCATGGCATTCACAACGGCCATCTGTAAGGCAACACGGGAAATCATCTGCAGCACAGACAGGCCCCAGTCTTTCCAGTTCGCCTTGCTGCCCACCAGCATTGCTGACATGTTATCCATTGCACTATCCAGTGTGGAAGTCACGCCACTTGCCACGGTACCGGCTATATCACTGGTATTTTCCAGCCAGTTTTCATAGCCGCGCGACGCGCCGCTGAGCCAGTCTGATTCCGTGGCAGCCAGTGCCTGATATTTTTTTTTCAGGGAGCTGAGCGCGGTGTCCCGGGCTGCGATTGCCTGAGCGCCCTTATCGGTTTTATCATAAACTCGCCATACTTCCTGTTGCTCGCCGTACAGATCACGCTGGCGATCACCCATACCGGCTGTGTCACGCGTCAATGCGGCAGCATCCTGATATTTGCGGGTGGCATCATTCAAATTTTTTAATGCATCTTCCATCTCCCGCTGTTTGCGTACTGCTTCGTCTGCCGCCTGCGACCATTTCGCCAGTTCGACTGCCGACGCTTCGATTGCCCGGCGCTGCTCATCAGTCCACCTGGTGCCATTTTCATGCGACGCCGCAAATAAATCAGCAGCCTTTTCGCCCTGCGTCGCGCGTACTTTTTGAACCTCCGTGGCAATGCTCAGATCAGCGATTTTCCGGCTGTACTGCTCGGCAGTCTGCGCGGCTGACCGCTCCGCTTTTTCGGTTTCACGGGTAGCGCTGGCACTGGCTTTTTGCGCCTCAGCCAGGTTTTGAGCGCGGATGTATTCATCTTCCGCCGCCTTTCGGTATTGCGCGGCGTAATTAGAATTCTCAGGCCCGGTTCGCCCCATTTTCTGAAGATCGTAATCAGCCTGTTTACGCACTTTGGCAAGCCCTGACAGGCCAGCCAGTTCCGCCTGCTGCTGTTTTGAAAGTAACGCCTGCTGATCCTTATCGGACACCGGAACTTGTGGGATGGCAAACGGTACGCTTGCCATGCTGTTGCGTGAGGCGATTAACTGGTTTCCCAGGGAAAGGAGGCGGTTAAATTCACTGTGCTGGCCATTCATCATGAGCAGTGACTGATAGGCAGCATTTTGCCGCCAGGCCTGCTCGCGGATCAGATCGTTTCTGCGGCGTTCGATTTCTTCCAGCGCCTGCTGAATGCTGCGTGACTTGTCACGCATGCTGTTCAGTCTGTCTTCTTCGACCGTCAACTGACTGGTGACGATGGCAATGGCTTTTATAATGTTCTGATCGTTGTCGCTGGTTATTCCCGGCTTGTTTCGCGCAGTGTTCAGGTCATCAATCTGCGTTTTTAAGTCAGCAATTTTGCTTTGCTGTTCAGCGATAAGGCGGTTCTGCTCAGTCAGAGCCTCAACTGTTTTCCCTCGGTTACTGTCCGTATCAGGGAGAGACATTTTTGATGTCTTATCCCGGATCTGGTCAATCTGACTGGCGTATTCCTGTGCAGATTTCCGGGCCTGCTCCTGATTCTGGTACATCATGTACCACGCACCTGCGCCCATCATGAGCGCTCCGGGGATACCGCCCACCAGGGACAGTAAGCCGCTTGCGCCGGTTCGCATCAGACCGACAACACTGGTCGCTTTATTCAGGTTATCCTGCGAGAGAGTTACCGCCCGATTAGAAAGCACAAGTTGGGCATTCGCCGCTATCATCTCACGGCGTTTACGGATGAGATTATCCGTCGTCAGCGCCGCTGCGTTGGTACCACGTGCCACGTTAGCTTCTGCAAGCGCCACGTTATAGGCGGATTTAGCTGCTGAAGCATTCGCTGCCGCTTTTCTCTGTGCCTGTGTGGCGGCGTAAGCCTGGGCGTTCGCCAGCGCGATTTCATTTTTCTTCGCATCAACCAGTGTGGATGCCGCACTGAAAATGCCTGATGTCATGCTGCCAAATACACGGGCACCTCCGACAGCGACCAGCACGCCTGCAGCGCTTGCGAAGTTTCCGATATTTTGTGACAGCCCCTCAAGAGCGCCGGCGAGGGCCGCTGAAGCACCAATGGCGTCATTAGCGCCGCCTATCCATGCCATAAAACTGTTCTGCACTTTTTGCGCGGATCCGCTGATGCTGGCAGGAAGGGTTTCAAACTCCTTACGCAGTTGCTCAACATTAGTCAGTAACGGGACAATTTTATTTGTGGTCAGCTCACCATTCTGGGCCATCTCGCGCAGGCCACCGACGGAGGTATTCATTCCGCTCGCCAGTAATTTAACCAGCCGCCCACCGTTTTCCATGATGGCGTTGAATTCTTCACCACGCAGTACGCCGGAGGCCAGCGCCTGACTTAGCTGGGTTATAACGGAACTGGCTTCTTCAGTGCTGGCACCTGAAAGCTTCAATGCAGTTGCAACCGTTTCAGTCACTTTGGCCACATCAGCGGATGCGTAACCCGCGTCACGCATAGACTGAGCGACGCGGGCGTAAAGACTCGCGTTGGCTTCAAAAGACGTGCCCGTGCGCTGGCTCATCTCCATCAGTACGCGCTGGGAGTTGGCAAAGTCCAGGGTATCTGTTGATGCCAGCCGTAAACGACCACTGAGCTGGTTCCAGGTATCAACGTAGCGGATTAACTCCTGCGTCGCGAAAGCACCTGCAAAGGCTCCCGCAAGGCCGGTTGCCGCGGTCCGCACCGTAGCCAGCTGGGCATTGAGTTCCGCCAGCGCCCGCCTTGACTCGCGCGTGGCCGCAGCCGCGCGCCTGCCGCCCTGCTCCATCGTGCGGTGGTAATCCGCCCCCATGCGCGAGGCGCGGGCAATCTCAGACTGAAAAGACTGAGAGTTGGCCGAAATTTTAATGATCAGTTCGCGCAGCGTAGCCATTTTTCACCCGTAAAAAAGCCCGCAGCGCGGGCATTATATATTCGACAACCAGTTCTCCAGGTCGCTGATTTCCTCGCTGGACACCTGAGGCCCCCATTTCAGCAGAACATCACTGAGGGACAGTTTGTTACACTGGGCATTAAAGGCCGCTGGCGCCACCTGTGCCGCCTGCACATCTCCACGCCAGTCGCCAACAGGACTGATTCGGTCAAAGGCAATCCACATTTTCAGTTCGCTGGCAGTAAGGGAGTGGCGGAGTTCATGCAGGGTGCGCCCCAGACGAAGCGCAAGCGACATCAGGAAAAACGTCAGCGGCTCTTTTACTTTTCCTCAGCGTGCTCCTGAGTCATGCCAAGGTTAAGCGCCTGAGAAAGAAGGCGGGCATGCACCGGCCCGTAAATTTCTGACACGGTAAATTCATCTTCATTGCTGAATACATGCCCGCCGTTTTCATCCAGCAGAACATCAATGAACATCACCACATCCGCTTTCTTATTACGAATAAAGGTCTGCTGCTGCGTCAGCTTCGGCGCTTCTTCGCCTTCCGGCAGTTCGGGGGCCATAATTTCGCGAAAGCGCAGCCATGCCTCACCCGACGGTTCACGGAGCATAACTTTTGCGCCATTCCATTCAGGAACGGTAATTATTTTTGAACGAAACCCTGACGATGGAGCAAGCGCCAGATCGCGAAGTGAATACGATGGTGTTTTGACTGTTTTCGACATTTCATGATCTCTTTATTTCAGTAAATGAGTTGTGCGGAAACTGAAAAAAAGCGGCCTTCGCCGCTTAAATTCATGAGCCGGGGGTGGCAATGATGCGTTTCGGCTTGCCGCGAACGCGCAGCGAATAGGTTGCACCAACAACGGAAGATGTTGCCGCAGACCACGAGCTCTGACGCACTTCCACCAGCACATAAAAACCGTTGCCGGACGGGAAGATCACACGAAGTGCGCGCAGTTCGTCGTTGTCATACGCCGTCTGCAGCGCCAGTTGTGCTTCTTCATCCCCTACCCAGTTACGGCTGATGCTCATTTCCGCCGGTGCCGCCAGGCCGTTCGTTTGCTCCTGCTCTGTGGAACACAGTGTGGTAACGTCGATATCGCCTTTCTGCCCACCGGTAAAAGATATCTCTTTGGTGGCACAGGCTGCCTCCAGCCAGGTCACACCCGACGCTGGAAAACCGGAGGCGTTAAACTCTTCCGCCGTCACCGGCGCATCAGAGACCGCAACGGTCATCCCCTTTGTGACTTCATACTTACTGGTCATGTTTGCTCCAGATTAAAAAGACCGCCCGGGCGGCCTGTGAGGGTTGTTAAGGTTAAACGGTGACGCGAAATTCCAGGGTCGCGCGGTAGTACCGGAGACCAGGCTCATATCCGGGAATTCTTACCACGCTTTCTGGTCTGAGGGGCTGCAGAGCAGCCAGAGCGCTTTCACGGATTTCCCGCGCTTCCACAATACTGCGTGAATAAACATCGATCTGAACCGAGATACCCGATTCAGCCTGACCGCACAGGACATCGGCGGAAACATCAGAAATGATCGAGAAAATCAGCCAGGGCGGAGAAACAGAAAGGTGACCATCATCACCCAGCGGGGCGACGTAGGGGTAAACCTGCCCGCCCGCCAGCGGTGAGAGGAGGCGATAAAGATCGTCTTCATTCATCGAAGTAGCGCCTCATCAATAGCCTGGTTCATTCGCGTAATAGCGGCCTGAGCAGCCTGTTCATGACGAACATCAAATGCCGGGCGCACGAAAGGATGAGGTGGCATGTTAACGGTACCCAGCTCAACAAACCGCCAGTAAAAGGCATTACGCGGATTTTTAGCTTTCATGGTGTTGTCGCTGTTCCCTGTTTCGGGATTAACACCGCGAATATGGACGCCGGAAGAAATTTCGCCGCGGCGGCGACCCTTCTGTGTCAGTACAACCACATTTTTCTTCAATTTCCCGGTTCGCTCCGGGGCACGAGCAATCACCTCCTCCCTGAGCACTTCGGCTCCCGCTCGCGTGGCATCGCGCAGAACTTTATTATTCTCGGCACGACTCAGCGCTTCGAGGTCTCTGGCGATGGCGTCCAGGCCGGAGAAATCGAGGCCAAAATCAATCATTTTTCCACCCCCTGTCTGCACAGAACTTCCAGTTGAATGCAACGCGCATCCGGAACCGGTGGGCCCGTAACGTTCAGTACCGCACCCTTAAATGCCCCGCTGAGCACCCTTAATCGTGACGCGGCACTGATGTCACGCCGGAAACGTACCCAGATGCGAATGGTCGCCGGTGCTGTTTCGGCACCCGATAAAAGCTGTTCACGGCCACTGATGCCTTTTATTTCTGCCCAGACGGTTTTTCCCTCTTCCCATTTTTCAACGGGCTGCCCGGACGAATCGCGGGTAGTGGTGAAATTCATAATGGTCACCCGGTCGCGCAATCGACCTGCCTGCATAACTCCTCCCTGCTACAGAATTGTCGGGCGGCGAAGATCGTAGATAAGCATCGTCACAGAGAGCGGCAGCTCCCCATGCTTAAGCTTTTCCTCTTCCTCACCGCCGCGGTTGCGGTCGAGCCAGCCAAGCAACATAAGTAATGCGGTTTGTGTACGGCGTAAAGGCTCGCCCTCGATAACTTTGTCGTCCCTGCTGACAATAAGATCACGGCTACCCTGGACATAGGCGAGAATGGCCGCACTGCCAGCCTGAATTTTTAGTGTCAGGTCTGCGTCACTGGCATCATCATCTATTTTCAGGTGCTCTTTTGCCTGGTCGAGCGTAACAAGCTCAATCATGTCTTATCCCTCCCGTCACGCCCGCGCTTGGCAGCAAGCGTCCACCCTTTTGAACCCGTTTCGCCAGGTTTATCCTGCGTCTGTTCGTCGCAGTGCCAGAGCGAACCTCCCCAGGTAACCGTGTCACCCGGCAGGTATTCCTGACCGGATTTGAACACGCCCTGGTAAATCATTACGGGCACATCAAACGATTTGGTTTCGCTGCCGCCGCTGGCGCGGTTAACCGTCAGGGTGAAGCACCGTTGCCCGGAACGCTCAATCTCAACGCCCGCGACGCCATCAACCACACATTCCCAGCCGCGCATGCCGTGTGTTTTCTCATAAGCACGCCACAACCCGCCGTTGTGGGTTACATATGATCCGCGAGGGTAACTTTTCTCTTCGTCAATGAAAGGGAGAATTTCCAGCGCCAGCGCGTCACGGCCATCTTCGCCGTCCCTTCCCGGCTCTGCTAATGGCAATGCGGACACGGCTTCGCTAACCAGCGTTTTGATATCCGGCAGAACCGGCACTGAAGCGGCGACGAGTTGCTGCAGCATGGGCTGCACGTCTTCAGGTGTCAGACTTTTGCCGTCCTGTGGAACCGGTATGGCAGCAACCGCTTCGCTTACGGCCTGTTCCACCGCCTGTTTCAGTACCGCCGGATCAAAATCCTTACCGTCTTTTGGTACCGGCAGGGCGTTGAAAGCGTTGTCCACCATCTCCTGCAGCATCGGTTGCACATCGTCGGGCTTCAGGCTTTTTCCGTCCCGTGGATGCGGGATAGCGGCTACCGCATCGCTGACCATGGAAGCAATATCGGGCAACTGAGGTGGCTCAGGCGCAGGCAGGGCTGCCACAGCATCAGCCACCATGGCAGCTACGTCAGGGATCGGCGCGCTTTTGATTTCTCCTGTCAGCACGGAAAGCTGGGCCAGCTTTTCGTCGTATTCCTGGCGCTGCTGCTCAAGGATTTTACTGAACTGCTCGCGTAAATCAGCGATAGCCTGGCTGAATTCCTCGCCCAGCACTTTTATCAGGGATAATTCTCGTTCATTCATTTGGTCAGATACCCTCTGAGCATGGCTTTGGCCGCCGATTGTTCAGCGTCAGATAAAGCCTTTCCTTCATCAATGGTGGGCTGCGGCTGCGATGTATTGCCTTTGCCGAAGGGATCATCAGAAGCGTCACGCCGCGCCAGCGCGCCAAGGCTGTAGTTCTGCTGTTGCAGGTAAAGCTCATCGCCTCCCGTAACAGGCGGCAGGTTTTCACTGCGGCGCGCCTCGTTAGGTGTCAGGATTGTGTTTTTTACGCCCTCCCCCAGAGTCTTAATGCGGCGTTCGCTGTCCATGCGCAGCAGCGCGTTAACATCGAACTCAGTGCCGGTATCACCCTCCAGCTCAAACGCCTCATCCAGCAGCAGCTCAATCGACTCGATCAGCGTCTGCAGACACTGCGAGTAATACTGCTGCTCCAGCGCCTCAATATTGTCGTATGAAGGAAGCTCACCGATTCCGGCTTTGTAAGCAGGAACATGAAACGCTGAGCAGACGATTTTCGCTGACATCTGAAGCTGCTCGACCACCTTCGCGTCATCAGCGGAAATGGAAATAGGGCTGTATTTTGCTCCATTACTCAGGATCCCCGTTTTACCCGCATTTTCCCCCGTATAACCCGTATCCCATTTGGCTTTAAGCTTTATGGCGTTTTCTTCACTGAGATTGCCCGGAACTTCTATCACACCGCTCGGTTTGCTCCCGTTACGGAAAAAGAAAGCTGAGTTTTCCTGGATGTGGTGGCCCTGCATCGCTGCCAGACCCGCAGCGTAAATCGGTGAAAGACCGATTAGCGGATGGAAAAGGCAGTTAAAGCGGTCGTGAATGATCTCCCTGGCCGGAACGGTGACTGATGATTCAATACCTGACATGTTGTCAGGATTGATCTGGTAAAAAACGGAGCCGTCGTCCGCCACCAGTGGCGTTACCTTATTCCAGTCCAGAATGCGAAGCTCGGTGATATCGCCCCGGGCATTACGGATTTTCAGGACAACCGTGTTCCCGTGGCAAAGCTTCGAGTTAAGCCAGGATTCAAAGAACTGGATCCGGTTCTGAAAGGCGTTCGGGCGCCTGTAGATCGCGGCCGCTTTCCCGTTTCCGGTTTCTTTCCAGATGCCGTTTGAATCCCGGCGCATCAGGCGCAGGGGCATCTTCCCGATATCACTGGCAATAAGAGAAATACAGGAAAAGACGGCATGAAAGGAAAGAACGGTATTCTGGTTAATCTCCAGATTACGCTGCCAGGCACCGGCAAAGGGTTCACGGACAAAACTCACCAGTGAGGTCCAGAGCCCCTGACCGGCAGGTTTCTGTAGCGCCTTCTCTTTTCTCCGGAAAGGGTTCCACATCAGCCATTCCCCGCATTATTTTTCTTTTTTCCGCCACCAGCGCGTCTGATACCGGTGTACTCAGCCTTGCCCAGCAGCACCAGTACCCTTGCGCACTGGTCGTTCACGGTTTTTTCATCGCCGGGGTTAGAGTCGTGCGTGCTCTGGAGATATCGGATTTTTGCCATGCAAAATGGCGGGGACTCCCCCGCCCTCCTGAGTTGGTTAGCTGGTCTGGGTTGTGCCGTAGTTAACGCCGGAAATCACGGCGACGGCAGCGGTACGGCGACGTTTCCAGTTGATCCAGCGCTCGGCGCGAATAGCCACGCTGTTGGTCTGGAACATGGAAACCAGCTCGGTGCCTGTGCCGTTTACGCTGTCCCCGGTAGGATCGCTCTGCATTTCGAGTGACGCTTCGCGGGACATATCCACGGCAACCCCGCCGTCGTCAGCCAGATAGATATCCGGCGCGTTAACCAGCACCAGCTGGCTTCCGACATACTGGGAGACGATAACCGGCAGCCCCTGGAAGGTACCGCCCAGCAGCGTCATTTCCGGATACTCTTTCTGACCCAGCGCGTTTTTACGCATGGAAAGCGCCAGCGCGGTGGTGCTGGACATCAGCCAGACTGCACCGTTCGGCTGCAGGTTAGCCGCGACAAACACGCCGAATGCCGCCGCTGCGTCGTCGTCCGGATTACCGGTGGACGGGATAGCGGTAATGCCATTGGTAACGGAAGCCGGCGAGACGTTGGCAACTTCGGCTTTGGACGGGCTGATAAAGTCCGTATCAAGGCGGGCAATGACCGCTTCCGCCAGCGCATTACGCACCAGCGCGTCAGCTGCCGGGTTGGAGAAGCGGATCAGTTCGTCAGTAAGCACGGCAATCGCAGCAACTTTAGCAAAGCTGAATGTGATGGACTCGAAGTCGAACTTCGTCAGCGGCTTCGCCTTGCCCTGCCCTACCCAGTTCGCTGAACCGCCGGAGGTCTGCGCCGGGATGCGGATATTAAATGGTACCTGGCGCAGCGCCGGAATATTACCCTGCCCGAAGCGGCCGATAATGGTCTGCGGTCGCAGAAACTCCACGAAATCCTGCGCGTATTCCTGGTATTCAACCAGCGCGCCAGCCCACTTCGGATCGGTGGTGGTGCCTGCGCCGACGGCCGCCTTCAGGACATGATGTAGTTTCGCATCGTCCGGATACTGCTTACGGGCGATTTCGAGTGCTTCAGAACGGCTGCCGTTTGCGGCGGCCAGCGCCTTGGCGAAGCGGGCAAAGGCGATACCTTTTTCCAGCTTCTGCTCTACGCGGATGATGCCCGGCGCGCCGGTTGCCACTACTGTTACGTCACCACCAGCGGCTTTGCTTACCGGTTTGGCAGTCGCAGCGAGGTTACTTTCCATGTCGCGCAGACGCTTAAGGTGCGCATCCACGGATTTGATTTCGGCTGAGGTGTTGTCGTAGCTCTCCTCTTCTTCCATATCAAGCGTACGCCCGGCTTCAGCGGCTTTCGCCATGATGTCGGAGAGAGACGCCGCCAGCGCCGAACGCTTCGCTTCAAAGCTTTTGATTTGTTCTGCGATATTCATCGAACTGTTTCCTTTATTGGTATTGGTTTGGGTTGCTGTAGCGCCAGCGGACTGTGTTGCTTTAACCACCGGTTTCTCATTGCCTGCCGCGGCGAGTAACCGGCGATCGAAGGATTTGACGGTGTTAATAGAGCATTCGGCATTTGCCGGGATGGTCACCGCCGAGACTTCAAGTAGATCCCAGGACAGAAAACGGATACCACCCTCGTCCAGGAAGGAATACTCAATGGGCCGGAAGCCGATGGAGAGCCCCCGTACCAGCCCCGCTTTGATGGATGCCCAGGCCTCATCGAGGCGGGCGACCAGCTGGGAGGGCATATCCGGGGTGGGTTTGACCAGCCTGGCGGTTATTTCCAGCCCGCCCTTCACCATTTTCGGGGTGCAGGTGCCGATAGGCTGCGATCGGTCGTGCTGCCAGAGAAACGGCGTATCACTGCGGAATTTCGCGCCCTCCGGCTCCATGATGTCACCGTCACGATCGGGCGATGGTGTGGAGGCGATGCCGGTAATGATCCGCTCGTCCTCGTTCACCGCTTTTACCGTCATGAGGGTGCATGCGCGCTTAAGCGTCATTTAGCTGCCTCCTGAAACGAAAAAACCCGCCGGAGCGGGTCGTTAACTGACGTAACTGTCATATGAAATGTACCTGGTAGTCCTGATTCTTCGCTTCAGGGTTGAGCGCCATAAGCGAAACGGCGTTAAACAGCGCCATCAGCGGGTCAATCTTGCCCTTGCCGCTGGCCTGCTTGGTAATAAGAATGGCGTTACCTTTCGGTTCCACCCTGGCATTACCCACGCACCAGGCCATCAACGGCTGGCCGCCATGAACCAGCACGCCTTCAGCCAGTTTGCGCTCAGTGGTTTTGATCGCACCACCCAGCCGCCACCCCTGACTGACTCCCACCACCGCATCTGCAGGTATCTCCGCCTCAATCAGCGCATCAAGGATTTGCCCGACACCTGACGGGTCAATGCCGATCTTGTCGAGTAACTCGGCTGTGTGGATCCGGCTGACGTATTCCGCCACCTCTTCGGTATCCTGTCCGACGCGCTTCACGATGGTCAGGTCCCCCGCTTTCACAAAGTCGGCAAACCGGGATTCCTCGCTTTTGCGCCGCCTGATGGCTATTTCATGCGCCCAGGCGTGGCACCAGCAGAGCCACTCCCGTGTTTCAGCATCCCGCCCGACAGCGGCGAAGCCCAGAAGGTCATCGAGGCCGCCGCCATCTATCCCAACGGTGATAACTTCAGCACGACGCAGCAAATCGTCAAAGCTGACATACTGCGCCTGCTGTTCCCAGAAATCGACGCCCGCCCAGCGGTCGCTCCGTAGATTCAGGCCAATCTCAATATTGAGGTGCTTCGCCAGGAACTGCTGTAGCGTGCCGTCCGTTTTCGCCTGGTTCTTGCGCAGATTGTCAGCTATCCATTCCGCGCTGACCGAGCGCCCAATGTTCGGGTTGGTAATGTAGAAGTTTTCAGGAGAAAGGTAAGCCCGGCTTTCCACCATGCGCTCCGGGAATTCGTACAGAATGCCCAGCGTCTTAAGGTCATCAATTTTGCCGTCGCGGACAGCGCGCCAGTAATCAAGGCGTTCTTTGAACACCCCCGCCGGCGGCTCATCGCTCTGCGTGGTGAGATAGATTACCCACCCTTCATTACGCGACACCTGACCGCCGAGCGCTTCCATAAACATCGCCTCGGCATTGGCGCGCTTACCAAACAGCCAGAGCTCATCCACCAGAATCCGTCCGGACTTCTTACCGGATACGGTATCCGTATCAGCGGCCACCACTTTCAGTGTATTTCGCGTCACCCGGTGCGTAATGGTGCGGATATGGTCCTGGATCTGGAACATATCGGACAGCTCATCGTCGGCGCGTATCATGCCGGCGGCGGGTTTGAAGCTGTTATCGGCCACCTCTTTGGTGGGCGCCAGTATCAGGTGCTCTTCATCTTCCCGCCAGCAGAGGATCAACGCGGTCAGCATAATACCCGCCGCGATGGTCGATTTTGTGTTTTTCTTCGATATCAGCAGGCCGTATTCCCGGATCAGCTGATTGCCCGTGTCGGCCTCATATCCGCCGAAAATGGCTTTCACGAAGTCGAACACCCATTCTTCAGAGCACTCACCGAAGGTCGGTTTGCCCGGCAGGTCAGAAACCCGCAGTTCCCGGAATATACCCAGCGCCTGTTCCGCCTGGTCGGGAAATATCGGTGGCGGAATAATGGACTCGCCGGCAACCAGGCGCGCTTCCCAGTCCATACAGGCTGTAGACCATTGCGCCATAAATTACCCCTTGTTATTCACGACCAGCTTCGGCGGCGCCATCGCACCGAACTTGCTGGCACCGGAAGCAGCTTTTGCCGCGGCGTTGCGCGCCTCTTTTTTCCCTGTTTCACCTTTTTTGGGGTGAATATAGGGAAGCATGGCCTTCGCCGCATCCTTTCTGACGTCAATTTCTTCGGCTGCATCGTTCATCACAGCCATCAGAAATTTGAGCGGATCATCGAAGGAACCAGCGACCGACTGCGCAACTGGCGGTGTCGCTGATGCAATATTTTTATCAGGACTGTTTACTGCTGGGGTGTAAACATTTCGACGATAGCCCGGCTCGTCGTCGGTCTCGATCACTTCCTTTTTTTTACGCTCAATAAACGCGATGACCTCCGGGTCTTTTGCAAGCTGCGAACCCTTTGACCGTGCGGATTTCTCAGAATATCCCGCTCTTATTGCCGCATCTTTTTGAGACCTGCCGGACATCAGCGCGACGGCAAACTTTCGCTTCTGCGCTGTTAACATGTTTACACCCTCCAGAGGGGAATTTTTTCTGTGTGTGAGAGGGGGCGCGGTGTCCGGCGTGGTCAATGTTAACCTCCGGCCCTACCCCCCCCGGTTGATGAGAATATTTATCATCCGGCTTAGATGGCCACAAAATCAGCCCCCTGACCGTCATCCGGCACGTCATACCGCAGCGCTTCGTCATCAGGCTGCCCGGTTGCCGCTTCACGCGCCGACTTTCCGGTGTGGCATTCGATGCATAGCGTCCAGAGGTTACGCTCAGAGTTATTGCCACCAAACTGCAGCGCAATGCGGTGATCCAGCTCGCTTTCATGCAGGTCAATAGCACGGGAACACATGCAGCAATGCCCACTATCGCGCACCCATATGCGACGTTTGAGAGTGATACGGGCGCTGCCGCTGATACGCCGCTGCTCACCGTAAACAGGTTTGATACGGCGCGTATCAATAACTTTTAGTCGTGGCTTCAGGGTGGTTAGCTTAGCCATATAACCTCCACGCGCGGCGGCGCTCTCTACGCGGCTGCCGGTCAGGATGCATCTCTAACGGCAAGCCATCTGCATGATCCACCAGCGAGTTGCATGGATAAATCACCGTGCCGCCGCAGGCATCACCCACTGCGTAATCAGCGGGCTTGCTGGCATCCCAGCGAGTCAGCATCTTCGGGATAAGCTTCTGCGGTACGCTGTAACACACAGCGTGCATCAGGCGCTGCATGGTGATGTGATCGGCCCTTTCTCGGTCAGCGGCGATAAGCTTCGTGGCTATCTCAAGCTGATACTGCGGCGGGCGGCCGGTACCGAGATAGAAACTGATGAGTGAATCAGGGAATCGGGTCAGCCAGTCAGTAACCTTTTCGACAAACCCATTCACAGGCATCGCGTCATCTTCCAGCACTAACACCCGACATGATTGTTTAGCTGCCCATTCAAGCGCACGGCGATGGTTCCAGTTAGCGCCCATTCCTTTTTCATCTACAAATATTTGAGCCTGAAGATGATTAGCCAGGCATTGAGCCTGTTTTATTCGTAAATGATGGGCAACCACAACAAAAGCAATTTCTGTATCCATAAAATAAACCTCGCCCCAAATTTATTAAGGAGTTAATCTCGCAAAAAAACAGGGGGCATTATGAAAAACTTGATACTTAGCGTGATTGCTAAAATTTCCAAAATGGACGCAGAAGCTAGACAGCTTGCAGCTAAAGTAGAGGCCCAGTCTCTGCTGATAGGATCATTATTGCTGACCATTGGTAAAAATGGCGGTATGAACGAGATGCTTGAGAATGTCAGGAAAGGCATCAACGCAGCTCTTGATGTAGCCGACACACCGCTTAAATCTGACGCTGAAATGTTATTGAATGAATTCAATAACCTGATTTTATTAACGCAATTACTCGAAACCAACGATTCAGAAATTAGTATCGAATCAATAAAGGAAGCTCCAGGCGAAACGGCTTCAGAATGAAATAGAGCATTTAAAGCTGGAGTTAAGTATCCAGCTTCTATTTATGCTTCCACCAGGCACTTTCTTTACCGATACCATCAGTTTTAAATACGGTATGAACCAGAGGACCAGTGACAAGCCTGTCAGCAAATGACTGTGCGACAATACCGAATGCCAGCATGTCACCCACCGCAGCGCCAGCCTGCTCTTTCTGCCAGAAACGATAGCTCTCGATCCGGTAGTAAAGACGGACGATACCGTGAGCAAAGGCCATTACATCAGCGCGGGTACCGCCCAGCAGGCCCGCGTTAAGCATCACATCGTTGTGGTGCGCTTCAATGAACTCCTGATAGATTCTCTCGGGATGATTCTGCTTTGCCCAGGCATCGGCATAGGTCTTGGGTTCTGAGCCGACATACACCTTACCGGCTTCCATTTCTTCCCACGGCAAGCGGAGCATTTCGACATCGGTTCCATCAGTACACCAGACGAACCGGTATTCAGGATGTTCACGCAGATATTGCCAGATATGAAGCCAGCGCCGGAAATAGACATTCAATTTGACATCATGAACGCGGCACAACTCAACGCCTGCCGGTACCGTTTGTAGTTCATCCACCAGCGCAATGCGTCTACACTGCCGCAGTGAAGCAGCCCATTTGGCAAGCATGTCAGGTGATGCTGTCATTTTCACCCCGCGCTGCGGATCAGGCTGACTGGTGAGCAATGTTGTGATTACCACGTCGTGCTGCTGCCGGAATTCGACATAACCTGTGTATCCGCTATCACGCCGTTCGTTGTGGGTCTTCACGTTACGCTCCACCAGCGCAACGCGGTCAGGTTTCGGTACTGAACGCTCCACGGCCTCCTGCTCATCGAGAGAATGGATAAGCTTGTCGGAGCCAGTCACATCGGCATAAGCCCACGTTGTCAGACCAGCGTTATGGATGCGCAGGGCAAGGTCGCTGTGTTCGTACATGCCGCGACCGTATACCGGATCAAAGCCGCCTACCTTTTCGATAGCACTGCGATGGTAATAAAGCATCACGCCGCGCTGCCCGGTATAGGCGATATGCTGATCGTCACGGTAAAGCACCGAAAGGTCATTCAGCTTATTGTGGCCAGCCAGATCGAGAAACTGGTAAGCCAGATGTGGCTCGGGTGATTCGATGTAGGGAAGATGCCAGTTATCGGTGATGGGCCAGGCATCATCATCCCACAGGAACAAGTGCTCACAGCCTGCATCCATCAGCACGGTCAGGCTGGCGTTCTTTGAGGCGACAATGCCCAGCGATGATTCATGGCGAAGCAGCTGCACGCCGCTGGGTACTACTGCTGCAGGTTTGGAACCATCATCGATCACTACCACCAGCGCGCCGGCGGGAAGATGCTTGATGTGCTGTTCGAGCGCTCGTTTTAAAACGTCGGGGCGCTGATGGGTCGTTATAGCAATGCCGATCCGTGAATGGGCAGCGCCAGCAGGTACATATGGTACGCCGTTGATAGAGACTTCCATAAAAGCTCCTCAGCGGCCGCGGTTATTCCAGAGTAGACCGCCGGGCTTGAGCGCGTTTCGGATAGTATCGTTGACAACATCCGCCACCGCTTCACGCATTTCGTCTGAGAGACGAAGTTTGGTTGCGTCTGCGTTGATGGCTCTGCCGGAAGTTTTATTCAGCTTCCAGCCAGCGCTGACCTGCTGCTCAAGTGACGGCGCTGCGTTTTTATTGTCCATAGTTGTTTCCTTTTAGATGTGAGCCTGTCGTACGGGATAGCCGCCCGAGAGAAGCGGGTCCCCAAGCTCACGGCTGAAAGACTCTCTTTGAAGCGCGTACGAGGCGCATAAAAAAACCCCGCGTGAGCGAGGCTGATTTTATCCCCTATAGGGTATATTTGCGATTTATCCGCCAGAGGGGATATTCATTCTAATAAAAAAGCCACCAGCGGTAGCTAATGGCTAAATCAGCAGAATGCTAAATTGATAGTTTATGAGTGCAGTTCGTCACTCTTAAGCTTTATATGTTCAATCGAATAGTACATAACGTGGCGATAAGGCGTATTCCCTGTTCGTGATTCCCATAATAATTTTTTGAAGAGGTCGTGTAATGCCTCCAATGCATAAGCTCGCCCATTTACTGAGAAAGCCACACTCGCGTCTGTAATGATTCTATCAATTTCATTACAGCAAACATGTAGGTTGCCGCCTTTTTCAGCATCTAACCCAACACGTTTGATTCTATCTAAAAAAGCTAAAACCACATCTTCAGTTGACATCATTTCACCTTAAAGTGAGGAGCCTACTATAGGAAATCATTTTATGAAAAAAATGTCAACATACTGATATTAAAGGTATTTTGACGAACCCGTCAAGTTTCCTTAGCAGTCAGCGTCAGGACGTGCAACAGCCCGACAACCCCACATACACGCTTCCTGCATTTTGGTGCGGGCAATAGAAAGGCAGCGCAGAGCGTCATCAATCTCGCACGCCTGCTTAGCACTCAGCATGGCCGGACCATTACGTACAGCCACCAGCTCCTCGCGCTCGGTATCGAGAAGGCTGCAAAAGTGACGACTGATACCTTTCAGGCGGTTCATGCGCTCAATTTCGCCCGGCGTTAATGTGCGGTAGCCCTTAACGGTACTACCGTCCTGCGGTTTTGCTTCGCTCATTGTTTTACCTGTGTTTAGAAGGGCTAGAGTTACAACGCTTATTTGCGTAGCTATGTTATGCTTCAAAATAATTAGTAAGGAGGCTGACCATGCGAATAAATACCAAGTACAGACTTGGAATTCTACTCTACCTAATGGTAGCAAATGCTGTCGCCCTGCCACTGGTTGCCCTGGTTTTAGATCTGTTGATTGGGGGTAGCCTTATTGATATATGGAAAGGTTCATATTCCTTTTCTGACCTGCTTAATCATCGCGAGGGGCTTTTTCTCATGATGTCAGGACTAGGTGCTGCCACAGGATTTGTCTACTGGCTCTTTTTTTACAGGAAATACCAGCATTACGACCCAATGGATAAATACTTTAGGTAGTTACTTGCATTGCGTTTTGATGTAATCCTGCAGGTAACCTACCTGCTTCGTCACTGTGGCGATCCGCTCTCTGAGGGTGAAATAATCCCGCTCAGCGGAGTCATTAAGTCGGGGGCTGGAAGCATCGCCCACGCTGCCGGTGCTGGCCGCTCCGTTCTTTCGACAGGTGGCGTTGAGTTGCAGCCGCTTACGGCCAGCAGCAACATCACGCTCAAGCTGATTAATATTTTCATGGGCATCAGCAAGCTCCTTCGTGTATTTAGCGTCTAGCACCGCGACATCGCGCTGACGCACCTGCATGTCGGTGATGGTGGCGTTAGCGAGATTCAGCTTTTTAGTAGCCTTATCGCGCTGATCCTTATAGGTGGCAGCATTCTCACGATAGTGATTAACCGCCAAGCCAAGTCCGATAACCACGCAGACGATGACAGCCACCAAAATAACTATTGCACGGCTCATTTATCCAGTCCCCAGCATGCCAGCGCACTTTCCTGGTCACGTCGCTCTACTTGACCGTAACAGCCGTTCTTCTGGCCCCTGGTTAAGCGGCAGTCTTTGCCACCGTCGCGGATCCACCACCTTATCGCTTCACATGCGCCTTTGCGGTCGCCAGAGTTGATGCGTTGGTAGAACGTCGAAGGGAAGCATTTTCCCGGCCCGATGTTATACGGACAGAAAGAAGCGATGCCGGCTTTCTGTGGCTCGCGGATATTTCTTTCCACCCATGCAAGCGCTTTATTGCGCTCAATTGCATTCACCTGGTCGCATTTAGCCTGGGTTAATCTCATACCCTGACGCACCTGCTTTCCATCCACCAGCGTGGCGCCACGGCAAATTGTCCATATTCCTGAACCGTCACGATAGGCGGTAAGGCTGTTACCTTCTTTCTCGTTCAGGAACTGATCGAGGATTACTGAGGCAGACGCACCAGCCAGAATAAGGCCAAGCACAGCGGCGCTAAGTTTATTTCGCGATGCCATGCTATTGCTCCTGTGGCTGGATTGCCGCGTCAATTTCTTTCGTAACTTTTACCGCCTCAGAAATATTTGATACATCTCCCCGGGCGTAAGCGGCTTTGAGTATTTCAGTTCGCTTTCGGTCTTCCTCAATGGCTGCTTTATTTTTCCTGTCGTTTGACCGGTAAGTCAGCCATGCAAACAACGCAGAGACCACCGCGCCAAACGCAAACAGCACATCCTGCAATGTCAGCAT